GATGTGGTCGGGTTGACATTTGTTAAAGCTGATCCGCCCGCAGTATAGTTTGTTCCTGATGCCTCTGCGGTTGTAGAATAGGCGGTAGTAGAAGCACTCATTGTCGCTGAACTTGTATATAAAGCCAGCTTAAAAGAGTTTCCTCCAGTTGCTTTAAAGTTATGCACGGCTTCTAAGAGTTCTTTCTTAAAAGAAGTACACATTGCCTGTGTTATAGCCATTATAGTCTCCTAATAATTTCCGCAAGGTCTTTATGACCCTGCTGTTCTAATTTATTACCTATTGTACACATATGGTTTTTTATTGCTTCATGCATATAAAAGGCAATTATTTTATAGCACAAATTTTTAAAAGCATGTGCCTGTGCTTTAATTGAGTCAGGCGCAGTATCTGCAACTGAAATTAATTTATTGGTCGCCATTTCAGCAATTTCTTCTACTGTATGACCTCTATTCTCCGTAGTCTTTACATCTAAATTACCTATTGATATTGTAAATGAATCTGTTTCCATTAAGCTTTCTCCGGTTCAGGAGGCAAAATAACAGGATCATCTCTACCAGATATACCATAAGGAACAACTTGTTGTTGTATAATATCTGACCAATTACATACATTCATTCCGTTTTCATCAACATAAGAAACTACTGGATCGTTTAAACGATGATAACCATATAATTTATCTTTTATATCAATATTAGCATCTAATAAATTTGATCTCAAAGCTATTGATATTTCTATATTTTTTTCCATACATTTAGCAAGCCAAAATTCGCAACATCCTCTACCCATTTCCGCAAAATATAAATTCTTCTTATAAGTAAAGTCTGCTCCAAACATAGATACTCTTCCAACTTTATTCCAGTAAGCAAATGCTATTGCATATGCAACTGTATTATTAATATACCCACATTGTGTATCTTTAACCAAAGACTCTATTGGATATAGTTCTAAAGAAGGAACTCTATCGTCAAGTTCACAAGTATAAATAGGACATTTTATATTAGGCAATTCTTCACGCATTAATTCAGTCATTGAGCCAGCATCCTCCGTCTCAAAGAAACGCGAAACAGGGTCCATAACAAATGCTCTATCTAAATTAGGAATAACCCCAATCATTGCATTAACTGCCCATATCTCATCAAATTTTTGACTATGTACTTTAGCAAGATGGTAGTCTAATTGACTTTCTCCCATTGCAACAATTGCAATGCTTTTACCTTCAAGCTTTTTTATTGGTTTTTTTAACATACTTATACACCTTCAATTCTTATTTGCCCACTACGATAAGCATCTTTCCTATCTCTACCATCCCCCTCTATAATCAATTGTTGTAAAGCTTCCTTATATCTTTGATCATATAAAGTAATTACATCAGGTTCACCTTTCATAAATGTATATGCTTCAATAAGACAACCATATAATAAAGTATCAGGAGCGTTTGTTCCTAACCAACTTGTACCATCGCTTGTTTCTGTAATTGATTGAGGTCTGTAAAAATAATGTAACTCTACTGTATAACCTGAATCTGGTGATGGACCAATTATAAAAAAATCATCATCAAACTGTGCATAATACTTTGGAACACCTGTTGTAGCTGATGCTGGGTATGCTTCTCTTATAAAATTAACATCTTTATTTAGTAAGTAATTATAATTGCTGTCACCATCTACAACAGCTAATGAATAAGGATATAAATAATCTGTTGGAGTTGCCAAATAAGAATTAGAAGAGGTCAAATTTCCTGTTTGATTCTTTCTAAATGCAGGCAACTGAACAGAATCTAATATTCTTTGTTCTGCTTGTTTAATTATAATTGACAGATCATTAACAAATGTGGTCTCTGTATTTTCTGTGTAATCTTGTATTGCAGATTTTAATGTTGTAAAAGTAAATGACATTAGCTTGTTGTTATAGTTAATTTACCGATTTGACCCTTTAAGACCATATTACTAAGATTTGAAGAACCATAAGCAGAGTTCCATCCGCCAATCGGATTCCAACCAAATAATCGTCTACTTTCTTCTAAGTCTGTTTGTGGTCTTGGTTTTCTTAAAGATTGAGGATCATTAACTCTTAATCTTCCTAATTGATATTGTGGTTGATCTTTGTCTAATACATCTTTTCCTACTAATAAACCACTTCTTCTCTGATCTACAATTTGATTTTTTAAATCACTTAATTTATATCTAAAACCAGTTCTATCGCATATCCCGTATGCATATTTTCCTTTTGCGTAATCACCCATACTAATTATATCCGCCCGGCACAAATCTAACAGAAGCTTTTACTCTATTTTCATCTGCTGCAAGCCTCCACTGTTCTTCATATTGTCCTTTTAAAAAAGGAACTCTTTGGAAAGCTTCAGGGTTCTTTTGCGCAATATAATAAGCTAATCCTGAAACCAAACAAGGTAAAAACAACTTAGGAATATCTAAATTATTTGAAGCAGGGGTTCCTGCATCATAAATTTGCCTTAGTCTATACCATATAACTTTATATGTTTGAGTGCCATCTGGAATTGGATACAAAGTAAAAGTAGTAGAACTTGTGTTTCTATTAATTAAAATTTCATTAGGTCTGCCTTGATCTAATTTATTAGGTATTCCAGCATAGGTAGAAAATGATACACGTGTTAATTCAGTATCACTTTGAGAATTAGAATCGCCAGCATCTGTTCTAAGATGATGCTCTAGTAAATCTATAGTATCTGCATCTAAAGTATAAGTAGATGTTCCAGCAGTAAGATCAGTAGAGCCTGATTCTACTTGCCAAAGATTTAAACCTCTATTAGCCCATTCAAGCATCATTAAGTCTATACTACGCCTTGCAGTACGTAGATCGTAACCAGTCCTCATTTCAAGACCAGCCAATTCAAATGCTTCTTCAGCAGCTTCAGCTATATCTAAGTTGAAGTTGTTTGTAGTAGATGTAGCCATAACTATTCACCATAATACTTGCGCCTTAATTGATCTTGGTATATCTCCACTTTACCACCAGTTTTATAAGATATTTTCTTTCCACGTTTTTTAGCATAAGCTTTAGCTTCTTTTTTGCCTTTTTCAGTATAAGAAAAATGTTTTTTACCGACTCTCGGCACTATTTATCCCCAGCTTTTTGCTTGGCTTTCCATACATTTAATGCACAAATATCAATAAGCTTATAAAGCTTACCGATCCATACATCGTCTTTAGGTGTTTTAGTCACAGCAGCGATTAAACTGCTGGCACTGATTATTGCCATTATTAAAGCTAAAAAATTCGCAATTGTTTGCATAATTTATCTCCTGTTATTATAAATGTTTATCATATATTATCTGGATTAAAAAGACCTTTGGCTATTAAAGTTTGTCTATTTAACACATGTTCTTTCTCTATATCCGCTTTATTTTGCCCTTCGTACTTAACAGCAAGATACTCATCAACCATCATTAAGTTTATATTAGTATCCTCAACATACATTTCACCAAGCACACGACCAAACTTACCTTTTTTATCTCTATAGGTTTTAATAACAACCTGACCTTTTGATAGAGCGTCTATAAGATATTCTTTACTCATTATTCCTCTAACCTTTTCGTCTTTGTTTCTGGTTCTGCTTTCTGGTGTGTCAATACCATATAGGCGAACACGAGAGGAATAGTGAATATCAAAGCCAAGATCAATAACGACATCAACAGTATCGCCATCCACCACTCTTTTAACTTCACAATTATATTCGTACATTTTCTATCTTTTTTTTCCAGCAGTTTTTGTTCTTCTAAAAGACCTATTTTTATTTTTAGAAGTAACTTTTAAATTACTTCTTTTTTTATTTCTAGGATTCCCATCTTTATGATGGACATCTTTACCATCACCTTTTCTGACTTTCCTAGTCTTTTTTAACTTTGCTCTGCTAGTATTCCTAGCTGCTCTATTTTTCTTTTGTTTAGGCTTACTTTGATAATTATCATACTCTTTACGATAATTTCTTTTCTTTTTACGCATTTATTCTTTTTCACCCTTAAAACTTTTAGAACTACCAGAAGTGCCTGCATAAAGCCCAAACCACGCAGCGCCTGCGCCTACAACAATAGATATTAAACCCGATTGTTCAAAGGAAGGTTCAGCTAAATCCATAAACCAGAACGTTGTGAAGTAAAGTAAATACATATAGATAGATAAAAAGACTCTTGGAAAGATTCTCCAGCTATCAACAGCTTGGGCTACAAAAATAATCTTTTGATAAGGGTTGGCTTTAGTTACATCCTCCAAATCCCTTATTTTGTCTTTAAGTTCACCAATTTCTTGTACCATAGCCATGAACTTATTGAGGTCCATTTCAACCTCATTTCTGTCCATGTCGCCACCAAATCTTCCGCTATGATGGTATTCATCATTCATTAGCTAGGATTTGCGTAACCTTTATTTGCCCATATAAGAACACTATAAGTATCGCCACTTGTATGATCATTAGTAGTTAGCAATAGATCGCCATTTATTCCGCTACCTGCATTATTAGGTATTCCGGGCAAAGTCATGCTACTTTCTGTAAAATCCCAAGTATCTGTCCAATCTTTAGGTGCTTGGCATATAAACATATTGCTAGTTGCATTCCAATATAAACTGAAACCCATACCAACGTTGCTAAACCATATTTTATTTAGAACAACCCTATTGCAAGCCTGACCTGTAATTGCACTACTTGTAAGCGCTGAAACATCAATCTTAGCAACAGCACTCTCTCCAGTGCCGTCACTAATATTAGTAAATTTCACTATCAGGTCTTTACCACCATCATCAAGTATAGTTTGTGATGTAACTGCATCAGCCATAATTTACTCCTTATTCAAATGGAGTAGCTAATGTGCCATCGCCATGCAAAAATGCTTCGCAATGCCATACTGCTGCTGAAGTTGCGACTAGACGAATAACTCCGCCTACTAACCAACCTTGTGCTGCTGATCCTAAATCAATCGTATCGTCATTACTTGCATCAGGAATAAAGGTATTATTGTCGGTAGCTGTTGCTGGATCAAAAATTGTAGCAAAGCCAGAGAACAAGTCACTGGTATTGTCTGTATTAATTTGTCCTGCGCCTGTGAAGGTTGTACCAACGATAAAGGTATAGTTTATTCCTGCTGCGGCTGTAGGTAGTGTTACCACTATTCCTGCTGCCCTGTTCAGAGTATAAACTGTGCCTGAATCGGTTGACTCAACACTCTTTGTTGCCGAAGTAATGCTACTAATATTAGAGTAAGCAGAAAGATAACCAGTAGTGGTTATATTACCGCTAGAATCAATATCAAGATTTGTTGTAATGGCTCCAGTAGTAGAGTTCTTGCTAATTTGCTCAAACCCATTTTCCGAGCGAACTGGTCCATTAAATGTTGTATTTGCCATAATTAAGTCTCCTTAATAAGTCTATCGTCTTGGCTTAGTCTGCTAGGTCAGTCGATAGATAAAGTTTATCCTAGATAAAGTTGATGGGGGTTGAGTAAGAAACCCCCCCATCGCAGATTAGTCATATAGATTAATCTAGGTTCCATTCGTGCTAACTTAAAAGTCTAAGACGATCCTGAAGAGCCATAGGCTCCTAGCGGATCAGATACCCCAAAGGAATATCTTTCTCTCGCCTTATACCTTACATTACCAGTATCGAAGTCTCCATCCATACTTGTTTCTAATGGTGTACGTGTAAAATGTTTTAATCCATTTGGCACATCAGTAATTAGAAACCATGCATTCGTGTCTGTCAAGAAGTGATTGACAGCATATCCCTCAGGGATAGTGCCATTCATCTTCATAGCATTCACATCATTGTCGGCAGTTGCGACTCTGAGATCAGATTCTAGGATACGGGTAGCAGTAAACATGCTATTAGGCGGAACAATCAGTTTCCGTGGTCTCGCTGCAATTAGGAGTCCTCGGTCATCTGTCCAACCAGCGATTGAAATCACAGCATTCTCTAACGAAGTTTCGTTAAGGTCTGCTTGTGTACTCGGAGTATTAGCATTCGTACCACCTGACACCAAAGGGTGTGCAGTTGAGAAGAAATCTACTCCATCGCCAGTATTATATGAGCCGCCTGAAAATCCTTGATTAAAAGGATTAACAGCTTTTACTTGTTTGGTATAAGCCATACTTCTTGCCAGTGCTTTTGTGTATCTAGCAGAAAGAGAGTCATAGAGGTTATCCTCCATAGCTTCTTCTGTAATACTAAAGCCCATAGCAATAGTTTCATGGTTATATCGTGCAGTGAAAGATTCTTGTGCGTTATCATAACTGATAGCGGAACCTTCATCTTTTACTGGAGCCTCGCCAAACCCACTTAACTTAACTTCTTCTTCGAAAGATCGATCAGAAGATTCAGTGTCGTAAAGGTCGGCATGCTCATTCTCGTACTTATCATATTCTAACCCAAACAAAGCATTTAAGCCGGGTAGAAGTTCTTTCAGTAGCTGTGCTCTTGAAATTGCCATTTTTTATTCCCTCGCTTAAATTCCAGTAGTGTTAGCCAACATATGTCCAGCATTGAACTTAACAACTATATCAGTGTATGAGTCTCCCCATGCATTGCTAGGTGTTTGCACAACATCAACAATCCTTACAGGAAGAGTTGCTGTTGTAGCTGCAGAAGTAGAAATATCTACTGCGTTCTTGCTAGTACCAATTGTGGTTGAACCTGCAGTTAATGCCACAGCACAGTTCGATCCAAGTGTTGTTTGTGCGGCAGAGCCATCACATTGCATCTCGAAAAGAACATCTGGGTCATCAATTATGTATCCGTAAGCATCAGATGCTGCAACGGAAGCAGTCCACATTTGACTAAACGTTTTCTGGTTTGTATTAGGATCAGTATATGAGCACCCCATAAATATTCCAATTGGTGTGCAAGCAGTAGTACCTGTATCTTTTTCAATAGTACCGGCAGTAACTAACTTAACAAAATCACCAAAGAATATACTGGTTCCGTACGCACTAGCTATTTGATAGTGCCGTACTTTAGCAGAAAAAGATCCACTGGAACTTGTGGTTCCAATAGGTCTAGCACCATAAGG